GTAAATTGAATTAATATATCCCTGCAGCCCTACCATAAGATTTTTCCATGTTGTACCATTATCCCTGCTCTGGAATAATCCAATGTTATTTCCAATATATAAATTTCCGCTCGGTGCCAAATAGTATTTACAACTTTCCCATCCATAACTTATACCATTATTTAAAGGATATTTCGCAATATTTTCTAATGTTGTTCTATCCTTAATACTTAATCGTGGCGGGTCACCACAATGCCACGTTGTGGTGATTCGCATAGATAATAGAAAATTTACCGTATCTTCAATACTTGTATTCATCTAGAAATTCCTAATGACAAGAAATAATATTAAGTTTACTATGATCCAGAAAGCAAGCTCTTTATCACTTAGAGTATCATTACCTTCGTCTAATTCAGAATCTTTCTTAATCACTTCAAACCCCAACGCAATGCAACTAATGTGGCTTTTTGTGGGTCTGTTACTTTGATTGAAATATTACTACCTATAACAGTCATTGAATACCAGTCTTCATTAAATCTTCCAACATTCTCGTCCATCCACCGTAAAAAAATATCTGCTTCGAACTGTTCTGAAAATTGAATACATACAATCATTTTGATCCCATCGTAACATCGCAAACACTGCTTTATTTTTATCCCTAATTAGAACTGATGCATCAAATGATCTCATATTAGCCCAGTACCAATCTAAATTACATATGCCAATATTTTCATTCATCCATTTAATAATCACATCTATACTATCAGAATTAGATACATTAGGAATTTTTATCTTTGTCATTTTGATCCCCATCGTAATGCAGCTAATATTGCTTTTTGTGGATCTTTTACTCTAATTGAAATACTGTATGGATTATTTATATTTGTCCAATCCCATTCTTTCTTGTATTCTCCAATATTTTCCCTCATCCATTCAATAAAAAATTCATTTCTAGTAAACTCTGGTAGATCTGAAATATTTACAGCAAAAGGACACACTACGCCATTGGGCCCAGTTGGACCATTCGGAACAAGTATTCCATTTTGATAGTTTGGATCTGTCACTCCACTTGGCCCAATAGGACCATTCGGAACAAGTATTCCATTTTGACTGATTGTATCTATCATTTTGCACCCCAACGCAATGCAACCAATAATGCTTTTTGTGGATTTTTCACTTTAACTGAGATGCTAAAAGATTCCATTGTTAGCCATTTCCAATCTACATTAAATGCTCCAACATTGTCTTGCATCCAAGCAATAAATTTAGAATTGTCAGGATATCTTTCTAATAGATTAGGAATTTTAATAGGTGTCATTTTGCACCCCAACGCAATGCAACCAATACAGCTTTTTGTGGATCTTTTACTAAAACTGATCTACTAAGTTGTTCAGTTGAAACCCATTTCCAATCTACATTAAATGCTCCAACATTATCATGCATCCAATCAATCATTTTAGAAGAACTGTAAAAGATTGATGGACTATCTGGAATCATAACAGGTGTCATTTTAAGTCCAATTTAATGCAACAAATACAGCTTTTTCTGGATCTTTAACATCAACAGAATAAGACCCTGAATAGGGATCTGACCATTTCCAATCAATATCGAATTCACCAATATTTTCTATCAACCAACGCGGGAATTGCAGATTGCCATTATTAATTTTAACTTGTATCATTTTATTTCCAACGCAATGCAATTAATGTAGCAAACTCAGGATCTTTTACACATACCGAAATATCACACACATCAGCTGATAACCATTCCCAATCTTTGCCACGTATTCCAATATTTTCATTCATCCAGATTAAAAAATCATTAAAAACAAATTCACTGTCGACATCAAAAAGAGGTAAAAAATTGAGTTTAATTCGTATCATACATTGTATGAAATTATAGTTCCAATTAAAGAGCCAAGTAAAAATACATTGCTATAAAAAAGAACTTTCATTATTCCAAAATTGTACTTAACGCCATAATAAATCAAAAATATATTTTGTATAGCAAAGCTCAGTAAAAAGAAGAAAATAGTAACTCTGTTCATTTATCTCCTGCAAAAAATGTAACGATCTCGTTGTCCCAACCAACTAATTCTCTTGTGTCAGGTGTATGTGAAAAACGAACCAAATCTGGTCGTTCCTCTCCATACGTGCTAACGCGAAAAAAATATATTTTGAATTCTCCAGCACACGGGTCTTACTAACTCTTTCATGGAAATCAATTATTCCACTACTATGTCGAATATATAATTGCTTGCTTGGATTGTCAATGATAACTTTTTGAATTTCTTTTCTTGTCATATAGTTTACCTGTATAACCTGCTGCCTATTTGCAGCAGGTCACCTGCGCCATACGCTTCCAGCTAACTGAATTTAATTTCTTCAAATCAGCAATTTTGATTACCATGCGCAAACTAATTTCGCGAATGCAGTTGGCTTTTTCTTTGATGAACTCAACAACTTCCTGCTTGCCTTCGTCTGTAAAATTGTAGCTATCCAGCATACCCTTGTTCACAATCTGCTGAATCCGCAGAAGCATGCCGCGCGTACCTTCAATACCAAGGTCGATAAAGTGGCAGCGGGATTGCAGTGCCGCCAAATGTCCTTGCAGTGTCTTGCTTTTGATATTGTTGAAGTTCAAATTCGTGATGAAAATTACCGTTCCCTTGAAGTCGAAGCTATCCGGAATGCCTTCCCGCCGCAGCAAGGAGCTATCGGAATTCCAGCAAATGCGCCGCTTCTTGGAAGAATCAAGTGCCGCTTTCAACAAGTTCAAGCTCAGGTCATCATAAAACAAGCAATCAATATCGTCAAATACAATCACGTGACCTACGTCTGAATGTTTGTAAAGTTTAGCATACAAGCCAAGCGGAGTGGCGGCGCCTTTAACAATTTCAAACTTAACAGGGCGACCTGCAATTTCATCAAACAGTGAATTCTTTTCAAGCTGGGTGGTAACACCGTAGCTCTTGCCAACGCCGGGAGGTCCTTGCACAATCAGCGCCGTAATGTCGCCGTTGAAGGCCGCATCAGCAAGCTCGCTCAGCATGTCAAAGCGCTCATCAATATTGCTCATCACTTGCTCATCAGTTTCAATAACTTCAGGCTCTGCAATTTCGTCGTTTTCAACAGTGTCTTCGTCAGCTAGGTTGCACAACGAATAGCTCTTAATACTGTCAACTTTAATTTTGATGTATTCTGGAAAGCCTGGAAATCTCTCGCCGTTCTTAACTGTTACGTAGCCGCCCTTTAGTCCCTGGTTAAAACCTTTCACTAGCGTGAACTTTTCGTTTTTGATCTGTTCGTTTCTGTAACTGCCATCTTTAATCAAAATTTCAATTGCCATGTTGTGTGTGTTTTAATCTCCTGTTTATTTGCTACTCTTTAAGTATAGCAGTTTGGTTAAAGAAATGTCAAGCAATTCTGGATTGAATAAAATCGGTATTTTCAACCCGTTCAAGCGGACACCACAATGGAAAAGGACCACACATTACATCATTTAGAGTGATATATCTCCTTTCCTTTGTACAAGATTCAGAATAATTAACCTCTTGATTAACTACATTATGCGGGCACTCCGTACAATCATTGATATTTTTCATTTTATCCTTAAGTATAGCAGTTTGATTGGTTAAATGTCAAACGTCGTTTAAGCAATTTTAAGAGTGTGTTGAGTACATTAGACCCAACTCAAGACAAGGAACACGTTATGCGACGTTTTGTGGTACGCTTGGTTCTTTGTTTTCAACGAGTTTGCACCACTGTGGGAAGAGGAGAAATCTGTCAGCTTGTGTGATATATCTCCTTTCCTTGGTGCAATATTCGTCTACAATATCTAAACTGCCTCCCCATTGTGGTTCGCAATACGGGCAGTTTACACAAAAATCAACTGTAATAATACGTGGCATAAGTCCTTTGTTTAGTTGAAGATCTCAATCAAGTCGTAGGCAGAATTTAGTACTTCTTCCTCGCCACTGGCATGCCCTTGCTGCCATGCGTAGGAAGCTACCTTCACAACGTACTGCTCTGGAACGCCGCTGTCAAGTAAAAAAGCCTTAAAATCTGCATCAAATGTCAAGCCTACGCCCTTGTCATACCGATTAGTCTTGGGATTATAAGCTTCGTTCCGCTCTTTCCGGTAATATCCAGCGCGTACATCTGTTTCAAAGTCGTTTGTTTTTACCAATTTTGTTATCTCCTGTTTCTGCTACTCTTTAAGTATAGCAGTTTGAGCAATTAAATGTCAACCAAAATGAAACGCCGTTTAAGGGTGTCTTGTTACAAGTATTGTATAGTGACCCCAGGTTGAGTCATATAATGCGTTATACGACGTTTTACGAAAATTCATCCCTTTGTTTTCATATGGTTATAGGCTTGATTTTACCACTTAAAATTAAGTAGCCAGCTTGCATTTCGTCAATTTTTATAACTTGCGAAGAATACTGCAATAGTTCCCTATGGGAACTTTTCAAACGAACACATTTTGAAGTAAATCGCAAGATTCTGTATACAGAAAATTCTCTGTACCCTTGCTGCATAACCACAACATAATCACCAACTTGCAGCTCAATTCCTAAGAAATCTTTCATATTTTTTCAACTAAATCTTGCGGATTTTTACCGTGTTTTGAAAAACAAACTTTGAAACCGGTATCAATGTTCCAATGCCGGTAAACGTTCTTTGTTTTCAACATGATATAGCCATCTGCATAACTTTCGTAGCTAACAGATTCAACAACTGCGGTTAAACCATTTCGTGTTTTGTACGTGCCTATCTCTATCATATAATAAGTATAGCAGTTTGAGCAATTAAATGTCAACATCTTCTAAAGCGATTTTCCAGTCCATTTTACGGGCAATCCGTTTTGCAGTCCGCTTGATGGCGGCTTTTCGTTCTGAATTCTTCCGCGGACCGCTAACAACAAAATCGCCGTGGAATCTAACAATGCAAGTGTGGTAAATACTTTTCATTTGTATCTCCTGTTTATTTGCTACTCTTTAAGTATAGCAGTTTGGTTAAAGAAATGTCAACTCAAAATAAAATTTTTATTTATCTTGACTTTTACGTGGCGGAAGCGGAGGGAGTTGAACCCACAAGTCCGGTTAAGGTACAACTGCTTTCGAGGCAGTCCCCGTCGCCAATCGGTGTGCGCTTCCGTATTTCAATGTTCAAGATCAAATTTTTGAGTTTCACTTATAAAAGTTATATTCGTGAACAATTTCAATAATTGGTAATCCAAGATCGATTCGAACTGTATTATACAAATTTTTTGCTATATCTAACTTTTCTTCTGCATGTTTATCAGCTTCATTAGCAGCCTGATTAAATTCATCAAATTGTTTTTTATTATCAGCTATCATTTTTTTAGCTTCAACAAATGAACATGATAAATTATTTTCATTACAAAGATTAAGAAATGAGGAATACCTATCTAATGAAAACTTTCTTATCTCTAGAGCTTTAACTGCTGTTTTCATAATTTCCATTTTCTTATCTCTTGCTACTTTGATATCAATTATACTAGTTTCTAACTTGTTTAAAACATCTGAATCTTTTTTTGTTCGAACTTGTACTCTTGCATCACGAATATATAATTTAACTTCGTCCTCTGTTGCAGTTGGAGTGACCGCAGCAATAAGAGTATGTTTAAAATCAGATGATACATAATTCTTATCATAAATATTATATCCAACAAATAATACAGAAATAATTCCTGTGATTATCAATGCAAACAGTATTACTTTTTTATTTTTCATTTTTCCTCAAATCTATATTCAGCTATTGGATCATTTACACAGTCTATGCAAACATACTTTGGCCAACCATCTGGCATAATCTCAATTGTTTTTCCAATATTCATATCGTATGCTAAGACCAATGGTTTAGTTTTACTGCACACTTCGCATCGATCCCAACCACATGTTAATTTTTGAAACTCTTTCTCGGTCATATTCTTTGGCGGAAAGGGGGAGATTTGAACTCCCGGTACCAATTACTTAGTACGACAGGTTAGCAACCTGCTGCTTTAAGCCGCTCAGCCACCTTTCCATTAACCCCAACAACCCTTACAAGGTCTCCCTCCGCATTCCCAACATTCATCTGGGTATACACCATACTGATCAAATAAATCAACATCAACATTATTGTGTATTGCTTGCTCGGGTGTCAAACTCTTACCACAATCTTTACATGTTAAAGCTATAAGCCGATGAAATTTTCTACTGACACACGTTTCTTTCATTTAAGTCTCCGTAATTTTTCAATTAACAATGCGTTTTTTAAATTATTTTTTGCAGCATCTGAAAATCTTTTTGCTACTTCAGAATACTTTCCAGAAAACTTTCCTGTCAGTAATTGTTTAGCTATATTTCTAGCCCGCGGAGTAGTTTCACTAATTAATTTTTCAAAAATTTTAGATGCGTTTTTCTCATTGGCGTAAGCTGCAATACATGACAAGACTGTTGCTTCTCCTCCCGTCAATTCAATAATTGATTTTTTCATACAGTCTGAAGATAATACCGATATGTCAATTTGAACATATCAATCAGATAATATACGTTTTATAATTACATCATCTTTATCAAAATAAGAAAAACCAATAACAACGCTATCGTTAGTACCGTCTGCACGATTCCACACCTGCCCTACTCGAATACCATATTTATTTTTTTCAGTTGTTCTGAGACATTCTTTACCACGCCAATGTTCATTTAAATTATTACCACACCAACACTTTGGTTGCTCAAAACCCCATCCGTTATTACATGTTGCGTTAGACATAAAATTTAGTACCAGACATTTTCATTTATTTAGTACCCCTGATTGGATTCGAACCAACACTTGACAGATTTTGAGTCTGTTGCCTGCTGCCAATTGGGCTACAGGGGCTCATATAATTGTTTCCAAAATTGGATACCATATTTTTCCTTACAATACTTTATCATTTTGTTAATGTCATTTTTAAAAATACTTAACCCGATTCTTAGTCTGATTATATTTAGCTATATCTTTTTTTGAAAATAAATAACCTTTAACTTCCATAAAATTTCCTTGATTATCTATAAAATCTGGAATATATGTAAATATATTATCTTCATATTCATATCGAAGTGTCACTTTATTATTTCTAGTTATAATATTATTAATCAAAATATCTAGTACCAAATGTATATACTCCGTATATAATCCACACAATTGCAATCGTCTGAATTACCGCCAATGTAGTTACTGTATATGGATTGGCTAAATAAACCATCAACTCTTTGTTGGCTTGCTCCCAAGCATAACTATATGCTAATAAAAATATTGGACCAAACACATTACATAAATCTTTAATCATAATATTTTTGCCTAAATTTAGTAGACCCGGAAAGAATCGAACTTTCAGTCTAGAAATTATGAGCTTCTTGCTTCACCATTAAGCTACGGGTCTAAATTTTGTGGAGCTGAACGGGTTCGAACCGATGACCTCCTGAGTGCAAATCAGGCGCTCTCCCAACTGAGCTACAACCCCATTGTACTACTTATTTAGTCGCCCATCCTTCTAGCGACGTGATGTCAGATGCTAAAAAATATTTTGGATCAAAATCAAGATATCCAATTCCTGCTCTAAGCATCTTATCTTGAAAGATAGCCTGCTCTTTACCAAATTTATCTTTTACAAATTCAGCATAATCTAATGCTGTTGCTAGTTCTTGCAATTTTTGTTTTGTCATCTTTACTATTTAATTATAACAGAATTTCCAACTCATGTCAACTGATTTCTTGTATTTCCCATTCAGATTCAACAAATTGAATTAATGTATGGGGTAAAAAATGTGAATAATATCCTTCTCCAATAAATTTGAGTGAAGGACGTTTAGAATATAATTTTCCATTTTTGCTCAAATTTGTTTTGGTTTGGTATGTAGAAAGATTAGTGTTCACTATTCGATATGGTCTATAAAATAATCCTGTTGCTAAATTCTTAATTTTAAAAACTACCATTCTCTATTAACCAATTTAGGATGATTTGGAATAAACTTTGTTGAATTCTCATTCTTGAATTCATTCCTCATCTGTATCCATCCTTTAAAATTCTTCGGATTTTCTAAAAATGATATTTGTGGTGTAGCAACATGTTCAAATGGACTTGCGTGCATTGGACTTGCAGAAGCCAATTTTTCATATAATTGCAAGTCTTTTTCAATATCTCGTTTACCGTCATGAGACAAATATGAAACCCTAGCACACCTAGCAGCAGATACTTTTTTCAACATTTCAATATCTAATGTTAATTCATCTTCTTGAATAAATGGCAGATGCCAATCTTCAAAATTAACCACTTTAGGTTTACTAGTGTAATATGCAAACTGAGCTGCCATCGCCGCCGATTGCGTTTCTGGTTGAGAATCTGCATTGCATCGTTGTGAAAAGAAATTAGTCCATTCTGTAGATGTCACAATTACGTAATGCCATAACCAGGGTTCCAATAATCTATTTGCTAATTGCTTATGAACACCAATATCAGATAATTCTTTAGCAGTTTTAATTGCAGCATCTCTTTGTTTCAACCAAGCATAAATTGCAGCTTCTTTTTTATCTGCACTTAACTCAACTTTAGCTTGCATCCCAGACTGATTTGCTCCCCAGAATACAGGCATAGCTGGATCAGTCTGGATCTTTTCGATTATTTTAGAAATAGGAATTGCACGAGACGATGCTGAATTTCTAGAAAAAACTCTGTGCGTATTCAATTCTGCTAAAATAAACCTATGAATCTTCAACTCCATTGTAGTGAGACGAATATGATCTGGAGATGGAGAAATTGAATCGCAAATAATTTTTGCTGTTGGTAAACTACTAACTGTTTGCACAAATTTTCTCCATTTCCATTCCAGTCATCCAAAAATCACATTGTGGAAACTGTGTCGAAATATCTAATAAGGCTGTAGTGCCATCTGAATATTTCTCAAATGCACCAAGCAATATGTCAGATGAAAAAGTAAATTCATCAGTCTGATTTTGAAAAATTACAAACATTTAGAAATCGTCCTTGTCAATTACACCGCAACGAAAAACCGGAAGATTAAGCGCAGACCAACATTCTTTGATGACGCTCGCGCGGTCATCAAATACTGCCATCACATTAAACTTTCCAGCAATGTATTCATCATACAATTCGCGTTTTACAACGCTATCGCGACGTCGATCACCTTTCGCTCTCATAAGCAGAGTAAAAGAATTTTCTGCGAAACCACACTTATCAATTAACCAGCTATATGTTTTATCATAGCAGGCTTCGCTTCGTCCACTCATTACAACCAACTCGGTTCGAGGAAAACTCAACATTGCTTTGACAGCTACCACGACGTGATTTCGTGGCTTATCATTATAAACTAAGTGTTCATCGTATGGTCCACGATTTTGAATTTCAGCCAATGTACCATCAACGTCTACAATAATCAAATTCTTTTGTAGAGTTGGAATCCATCCAGGAAGTGGATCAGAAAATTTTGCAACATTCGCTAATTTATTCATGCGTCGAATTACAGCTTCACCAACGCGAGCCGATCCTGTTCGAAGTGAGTCACGACGTATACATTCAGCTAATGAGACATGCATGAAATCGATTACTTCAACATCATAACCAAGATCAAAACAGAATTGCTTGATTGCATCATAAGTCTTAGGGTTGCAGTGAGTATTGTCAACAATTACATCTTTGCCATCACGAGCAGCCATTTCAATTTGATCTTCACGCAAAATCTTTACTTGCTTTTCGACTTTGCTTGACCAAGTTTCGTTACCTTGATCTTCATAAATCTCTTTGCGAATGGTGTCGTTGTTAACAATAACTGCACCAGTTTTGTTGGACTGTTCTTTTGCCCACATTGATTTTCCAGAAGCTGGAAGACCTTTTAGAATATATGCAATCATTAATTTATCCTTTTTTGTTATTGTTTTTTCGTAAGTTTCTAATATCACGTAGTATTGACATTAAATCTTCTGCTTGAGCTTTGAGCAAAGAACCACCATCAATATCTAAATTCCAAGTTAATTGCTCAACAGTTTCTTTAATATCATATAATACCGCTTTAGCTCTGTCTTCTAAATCAGAAATTTCTTCCATGTTATTTTACTTACTTCGTCCGTCTATATTGCCGCGATCATATGCATCATTTGCAACATGCTGAATCAGCAAACTAAGCTTGTTAAGGGCTGAATCACTTAAAAGAAAATATTCTGCACGAATCTCTTTCATTGTATCTCCAAAAACATCATCTTTTTCTATGCATTTGGTAATTGGGTTATACTGTGGGAAAGATTCTTTCGTTAAATCTTAAACATCTTTAGCTGAAAATTTATTAACAAACTTTTCTAGATCCTCACTAGTAGCTCTGTGACTTCCTTCTGACGAATCAGCAGCCCACCGCGCCCACTTGGATCTCAAAATAGATAAAATTTCAAATTTGTTAAAATTCTTACGTGAAAGCATTCTAACACATTCTGGCCAACTTGTATAACTATCTACAGAGTAGGCATTTGATGTCTGTTCGACGATTTCGTTAATTTCTTTAATTGTCAACATTAATTTTCTTCCTATGTTTGGGTTGGCGACGGCGTTCTTTTGTGCGCTTATCAGTTATCACTTTTTCATAAATAACTTTGCTGCGAGTACGATGATATTCGCTTGCTGGTATCGTAAATGTAATAACTGGTTTCATTTTAGCCTCTGAATGAAAAGAAAGTGAACGGTGCAGTTCCATTACCAACTTCGCGACGCAAGCCTTCTGTTTTTGAAAGCTTTGCAGCAGGAACAACTGGAGTCTCAGCCACAAGCTTTGCGGCTGCAATCCGTTCATCAATTGCCTTATTTTCAGCAATTCGCTTCTTCATCTGCTCTGTACTCGTCTGCGTTCTTTTGTAATCTTTGCTTGTCGTTGTGCTTATGCTCATATAATAAGTATAACAGTTTGGTGTATCTAAGTCAACCATCAATTTTATGCTTTGTTTTCAACAAGTTCACCAGCAAGAAACTTGCGTTTCAATGTTTCGAGATTGTTGACGGCTACGCTATATCCATCAATTTTTCCTGTTAGATAAAGAGCCGCAGACGAATCATTGCGCATTTCAACATGGCGTCGATCAGAAAATGCTGAAATATCAGCCTCAAGTTGAGCAATCTGTGAATCAATTTGTTTAATCATACTATTAATGATAGCAGTTTTGGTGTGTTCGTGTCAACCACTTTATATACGCCAGATTTATTGATTGGTTTGCTAAGTATCAGCCCAAATGTAGCAAGTATATCTTTTACTCTATCATTTGCTTCTAGTTGACGCTCAGCTCTGTAATATACCCATGCTATAAACTTATTGTTATCAGTAATTTGTATCCCGCCATGCCCTTCTAATGCTTTATTGATAGGGTCAGAAATCTGTATAGCTGAGGCAATATTTGCCCTTACTTCTTCTTTGGACATACCACTATATTTTGCATTCATATTAATACATGTCAACAACATTAAATATCAACTTAGATCTACCCATTCTTCCCAGTTGAGGCACAGATTAGCCTAAAAGTATCCAAGATTTTCTTAACATCTTCAATTAATTGATCTTGGTATTTGCTTTGTTTTCTGTAATATACATGTACAACTGGATCTCCGTCAACAAATTCAATCTCTGCTTTGCCTTCTAGAGCTTTTCGAATAACTGAGATAGTTTTTTCTGTCATTTTAGCCTTTGTTTTCAACAACATTAAGTCTAATTTCATATAATTTAGTGAGCGCAATGTTAAACCCCACCAATTTTCCCGTTCTGTACATCATTTCTGGTCCAGAAAGAGCTGATAATTCAGTAGCACATTTCTATGCTTCTTGCTTAAGATAATCAATTGCAAGATCAATTTGTTCATTCATATTAATAATTATAACAGTTAGACAACTACATGTCAACCAAAACAAAACGTCGTTTAAGCAATTCTGAGGGCATATCTGGTACATTAGCCCCAACTTTAGTTAGAAAATGCGTTATACGACGTTTTGTGGTTATATCTCTATTGAAAACAAACGACTTATTTGCAGTATACAAGTCCTCTGAGTATTAAATACGTTAACTGTTCAGTATCAAATGTTGTTGATGGTGTAATTATTGTAGATTTATCTATTTTTACATTTTCTACATCTGCTCCGCGTAGGTCTGCTCCGCGTAGGTTTGTTCCACGCAAATCTGCACTGTTCAAGTTTGAACCACGCAAATCTGCATCACACAAATTTGTAAAACTTAAATTCGAATGACTTAAATTGGCAGATCGTAAATTTGTGCCACACAAAAATGCTCTGTACAAATTTACATGGCTCATATCTGCTCCACGCAAATCTGTATAGTATAGATCTACCTTACGCAAATCTTGACCATGAAAATCTTGTCTATCTGAATCACAGTGACAAGATTTCCATAGTAAATCATTATTGTTTGGAGATTCGTATAAATCAATCATGTCACTGCATGAACTGCGATGCAATAATTTCTAAGTCAGTGGGCTTGATACCTTCATTAACATCAAAAATTGTATCAGCTAATTCTTTAGAGCTTACCAGAACGCCACGACTTGAATGAAGCATGAATAAATCGTAACAATTTGGTTTGTTGATATGTGTAAACGCTTTACCAAGAATACCAATTGCATTTTTATTTGATGCAACATTATTTGAATATCGACCATTAATGGTAATTGCAGCGTCACACCAAATAACACATCGATCAACTGCATCGATAATTAACGGCATCAATTGCTTGCTTGTGCTTGTGATATCAAATCTATCCACAACAGTTTTTGATTCAAAAACTTCTCCAGACTGTGATTTGTTACGTAATTGCCAACCTGCACTAATTTCTGGAATAGTATTAAATGTTTGACCAGTAAAACTATTGACCATCATAATAACATATCTAGAACCACTCTTAACAACTTTTGATAAATCGATATCAATATATTCAGCTGCTCCGTTAGGTGCAGAAGTAATATCTCCACTGTGGAAAGCTCCAAACTTGTTGTCTCTTAGATTATAATAAGCAATGTCCTCCGACTTATTCCAATCTCCATCATATAAACAAGCACTCAAGTCAAGATCGGTTCTTCCTTCGCCATCTTTCCAATGAATGAAGAATCGAACAACATTTTTTCCGCCTTCAATTGCAACTTTACTACCACGTACTAACCTCCGCAGGCCCGAACTTGCGCTACGTTGACTGAATGGCAGTAGATAATTTTTCAATTCAGGATTAATATAAATCTTTCCTAAATTTGGTAATTGACTAAATCGATTTGATAAAACATTGCTGCAAATATTTGCCACAGACAAACAATTTTGAAATTGTAGGTCAGGTAAAGTATTAGGAATACATTGTACTTTAGCAATATTTCCTTTTGGAAAAAATACTCGATCTGTTGATGGTTTCATCCGATTATAAAAATGCTCTTTGACTTGTAATAGAACTGGTGTGCTTACTTTGTCAGCAACTTTCTTCCAAGCATCAATTAATAATTCAGTATCTTGAGAGTCACGAACGACTTTATCTAAACGACGAGCAAAATCGCCTGGTCGCGAAGACAATAAATGTCTGATTACTTTGGTATTTTTAGTCTTAATAGCAGATTCAACTTTACTATTAAAGCTTTGATCTAAATTTCCAGAACGCAGGCGATAAAATGCTTCCCATGTATTTGGAAAATGCTTTCGATATTCACCAGGGTGAAGTTTTTCTGCTAGACGTATCCAACGACCAGCCCACCGCGCAAGATCTTCATCACTACCATTAGATGATTCTAAAAATCCTAATAGTGCTCTGCGTTCACTACGTTTGAAAGTTGTAAACTTTGTTGGCGTTGCTAAACTAACATCTCCACCATTCATTGCACATGCAATTCGTAATACATCAGTTGCAGTTTTAACATACCCTTTTAGGATTAATTCAACACCCGGAGTCTTATTTTTGATCAGCAATGAACCAATAATAGCTAAATTCTCTTTGTTTGGAATAGGTTTTGTAAGTTCAATATCTCCATTTTGAACAAACCATTCAATTGCGTCTTTGTCTTCTTGACTCAAACTTGTGTTACTTGTTACAAGTTGAGAAAAGATATCAGATAGGTCTTGTTCTGAACCAAGTTCAAATACTTCCAACTTAATCTTATCACGCAATGTTTCACGCTTTGATGTTGCAAATTTTGGAGTCCAAATTTCAAATGCACCGTCTGTGATGTCACTCAAAAATGCTGTAAGATAATGAGCTGTTGCATTTAGATATAGAAATGACTCAGTTGCATCCATCACTTGACGTGGGAAATTTGGATACAGTGGTGCATACTTTGCAACACCACGAGCATTCTTCAGTTCAAAAATAACTTCATTATGAATAAGTTCTGCCGTGTATTGGTCTAAGCATTGAAATGATTCCAAAAATGCGAGACTTGGAATATATCCTAAACCTTCACAATTACGGCAAAATGCTGCAACTGCTGCACCTGAAATAAAATTATTTTGTTGCGGAATCAAAAACTTGTTACGTTTCTTAAACAGAATTGTGTTGTGTGTCATATATTTTTAAAGCCCGGATATCTAAGAATCTATATCAATATAAGTTTGTTTTAGAAGGAAGATTACTTAATGGCCGGGCTGTCTCAAATTAGTATCGACGACGGGATTCGAACCCGTATTAGCAGAGTGAAAGTCTGCTGTGCTGACCATTGCACTACATCGACATAATTGTTGGATATTAGATGATCTAGTTTAAACCAATTTTAATTTTTAGAAGGAAGATCAATCCATTGCCAACAAATTTATTTATCTATTATTTCTTTACTCTTTAAGTATAGCACACACTACACAGCATCGCAACCGCATCGTTCAAATTCTTTTATACATTCTCGTCTTAAAGCAGAATTTATAAGTTTAATTGCTGTTGGCTTTCCAGCCCGTACATCATCACACAAAAGTTTAGCGTCTTTCAGACCTAAATCAGTGTAAGTTCGAACAGTTTTAATTGCTGAGATAAAGTTGGCACCTATATATTTCAAAGTGACTGTATTACCTTGATATCCAGACAACATTTGCATAATTAGATCATATTTTAAATCAGGGCTAATACTATCTGCAATTTGATTCCAACAAGTTTCAGCTTTTGCTGGTCCAAATGCTTCTGCAACTACTTTAAGTAGGTCATATCCTACCGTGATTAATTGTGTTTTAACTTTTTGGTCTAAATCTTCGTAGTTCATATTATCCTAACTTAATGCTCAATGCAGTTAAAAATTCAATATCGTAAAAATATATCATCAATCCACAGTTGGAATATTTACCAATTATACTTGTAATATAATCTTGTGTACTTAACCAATCACGTATTTCATCAAATCTTTCATCAGATACTTTTGGTAAGCATATCAAATAAGTATCTCGATATTCATCACATTTAATAGTTTCAAATCTTAACATGATTACTTCCATCGCAATGCAAACAATATTGCATCTTCTTCGTTTTTGAAATAAAATGAATTTTCAAAATAATTTGAGCCCCATCGTTCTGTTCTTGCTTCTTGATTAGCTCGCCTATAACCAAAAGTTAAATCACACCAATTTTGTATTTTGAAAAATCCTGATCCATTGTGATTTATATTTATTGCATACCAATCAGCATATTTTGGTAGTGAATTATTCATGTCAAGTTTCATTTCCAACGCAATGCAAACAATATTGCATCTTCTTGTTTACTGAACAAAAAATTATCTGTTAAATATGTTGATTGAAAATAATATACCCATCTTTCTTGTGTTTTATCTGAACCAAATTCTTTAACTGCCCATCTATACACCTCAGAAAAGTTTATATCAACGAGTTCTACTCTGTACCAATCATTCACATCTTAATTATAACACATTTGAATAGACTGTGTCAACTGCTCATCTCCATCGCAATGCAAACAATATTGCATCTTCTTTACGCCTAAATATAAACTTATCAACTTCTGGCTCAAGATCAAAAATAAATCTCCAACGAAATTCACCTACATCATCACCAAATTCATCTTCAAGCCAAGCAAACATTTGACTAAAATCTTCACTATTTAAAATTTCAACTTGGTGCCATTTATTAAAGTTATTATTTTGTATCAAGTTTTATTTCCATCGCAATGCAAACAACACCGCATCTGCTTCTCTTTTGAATAAAAAAATATTTGTTGGTTGCATGAGTTCAGTGGACCAGTTATAATCCCATAGCCCAATATCTCCAATCATAATCATTGATTCACCAAATTGATCAACAGCCCAAGTATATACTTCAACAAAGCTTGTTAACCTGGTAATTTCAACTGTATAATATTTTTTCATTTCCATCTCAATGCAAATAATACAGCGTCTTCTTGATTTATAAAATCAAACTTTAAATACATCAAAGATTTACGATATTGCCAACGAATATTGTTATCATAATTATGTCCAATGTTTTCAAAAATCCAATTTATTACATCATTGAAGCATTTGCCACTAATTTCAACTGTAAACCAATCACATATCATATTATTTCCAACGCAATGCAAACAACATTGCATCTTCTTTTCTTTTAAATGAAAAGGTATCTAAAGCGGTATTTACATCAAAATAGTACGACCATCGATCATCTCTACAATTTTGTTCAAATTGATCAACAGCCCATTGATATATTTCTAAGAATTCTTCTGTATGAGTAAGTACTTCATCTAATTGAACATTATACCAATCATTCATATGAAATTGGACTCAATTTAACGCCAGCTTCGCATAACATTCTTCTAACTCTGTTATTATCATCTTTGTACATTGTACCAGTTTGTTCCCAAGCTAATTGTTTCTCAAGTGAATAAATTACTTCTTTAATACCTACTTGAATAATTGCTCGGGCACAATCTATACATGGAATTCCATACAAATATATTCTACAACCATCTAATGGAACACCAATTTTTGCAGCCTCAAAAATTGCATTTCTTTCGCAATGTTCTATCCATTTATATTTTTCAGGACGTAAAAGTCTCTCAGGCGCAGTATCATCTATACCACGCGGAAAGCTATTGAATCCAGTCGCACGTATTCCGTTATCTGGACCAACTATTACACAACCAAATTTAGAATTTGGGTCTTTACTTCTCGACGATATTGGTCCTATTAAATTCATAAAATAAGTATTCCAATTTGGTATCATGTTTATCTTATAATTCCTTCTGCATTGCTTTCAATATTTTTTCTAATTTAGGAGATAGATTATTTACTTCTTGTGATAACATAGTGAATAACAGTTCAGCAAGAAAATCAACGTCATAAATTCTTTTTTCTGAAACATCACCAAACTTCAAATTAAAAAAAGATTCAGATTCTATATTTGTAAAATTTAGTAACACCATATCTTCTATTACTTTATACGAATATCCTTTGTTGGTAAATGTATCAAATAGATACTTTTCCATGCTAAGATTAACAAAATTAGATACATGTATTTTTATCATACTTTTACTTTTTGAATACCTAAAGGGATATACGGACTATAAAAATATCCAAAACCATAGTCATTGAATTTTGAAACATCACCAAACTTCAAATAGAAAAATGTTTCATTTTCATCATTAACAAAACATAGTTCAAAAACTATTGACATTGGTTTAGAACTAAGTGTATATTCTAACTTATCAAAATTTTCTTCTAACCACATTTCAATATGTAAGTCAGTATACTTAGTTTTATGAATTTTTATCATGTATTTTTAATTCCTGAGAAGAACATATTAAGAGTAAATTCATATGAACTTATATATTCTGTAACATTTCCAAATTTCAAATTAAAAAAAGTTTCATTTGTGTCATTAGCAAAATATAGTTTATCAATGAATGGTTCATATGAATGAGTTACAATTGAATATTCAGACTTTTCAAAGTTTTCCTGTAGCCATTCTTTAATTTCTTTTTTTTGATATTGTGTTCTATGAATTTTTATCATTCTGGTATTATTGTAGCCGGACCATATCTTGTTTGAAACTGAATCCCATTAGATTTTGAAATATCACCAAACTTCAAATAGAAAAATATTTCATTTTTATCATTATCAAACTGTAGTGTTATTGGTGAATTTAGTTGCTCGGCAGCAAGCCCGCAGCCCCTTTAGGGGTGCGGATGAACTGCCGTGTAGACCAATTTGCTTCATATATTTATTATAGCATAAATATTAATATGCTGCTGGGATACAAATATAAATTATTACCAAACAAAGCACAAATTGAAATTCTCAATCAATGGGAAGGTTCAACTAGATGGCTTTGGAATAATTTTCTTGATCAAAATATAACTCAATACCAAATTGATAAGAAATTTATTTGGCGATATGATCTCAAAAAACAAATACCAGATCTTAAAAAACAATATAACTGGCTTGGTGAAGTACCCGCTCATGCATTACAAAATATTGCATTTTCGATTGACACAGCATTACATGCAATCAAGAAAAGCAAGATCGGATTTCCTCGATTTAAGAAAAAAGGCGTAAGCAATGGCCAAATTAAAATTGATCAGACGAATAATCACATCAAAACAAGTGAATCACATATCAAAATACCAAAGATTGGCAATATCAAATGGATATATCATCGAGCATTGCCAAGCGATTTGAGATCAGTATCAATAACAAAAGATGTTGATTGCTGGTACGTGAGTTGTTTGTGTGAGATTGAAGATCAGCAACAAGTTTTAATTGACCGCGATAATTGTATCGGAATTGATCTTGGTATCAAAGCATTCGTGGTAACAAGTGATCAGGAGATAATTCCAAGTCCAAAATTTCTAAAGAGATCACTGGCGAAATTAAAGTGGAAACAAAGAAAATTATCACATAGAAAAATTGGATCTAAAAATAGAAACAAAGAACGTATCCGAGTAGCAAAATTACACCGCAAAATACGCAATCAAAGATTGAACTTTTTGCACCAAACAAGTAGGAGATTAGTTAATACATATGATTTGATTTGTACCGAAGATCTGAAAACCAAAGATCTTATGTCGAAGAAAAATACTGCAATGAACCGAGCAATAAGTGATCAGGGATGGTCAATGTTTTTGGGCTTTTTGAAATACAAATGCCAATTATATGGCAAGCATTTTGACCAAATTGACAAGTGGGCTGCATCTACCAAGACCTGCAATGCCTGTGGTCATAAACATCAGGGATTTGGTCTGGGCATCAGAATTTGGACTTGTCCAAATTGCAAGGCAATTCTTGACCGAGATCTAAATGCCGCACAAAATATTGCTTTTTGGGGTCAGTTGACAATTGACTCATCATTGTTCAAAAATACTGTAGGAACTACAGAAATCGAAGCCTGTGGAGATGTCCCGTTGATATCTATGAAGCAGGAAGCCGCACTCCCTTCAGGGATGCGGTAGTTCAGTATATAAGAGTTTCAAAAAAGAATCAACCTATAATTCTACTGCTTCAATACCAACACAACGAAGTTTTGTTATGTGACCAAGCATCCAATTTTTTGTTTCTAATGCTTTGATAATTCCTAAATATTGGTTACGTAGTAAAGCAACCTGATTAATAACTTCTTCTAAGTCGCAAACATCGTCTTCACCATCTGAATATTTTTCAGCATCTCTACTAGTTAATGCCTTAGCATACTTTTCAAGGTACAGTCTAAAATGTTTATTTTTAAGTTTCTTGAGTTTAATATTTAAATAATTTAATACACTTTCAACAGTTTGTAGCTGTCCAAATCGATATTCTGTTATACCAGGCAAAGTTGATAAATTTCTTTCAAGGTTGCCTTTTATAGCAACCTCAATTTGAGCGTTAACAAGCTCAACCCTAAAGTGATCTAAAAAGTCTGGTATATTTCCTAGATCACTTGTTATACGTGATAGCCACATTTTATTCGTTGTCGTTTAAATCGTCAAAATCATCGTTTGAAAAATCGTTTTCTTCATTATCTTGAATCAATGCCGTATTAATATACCGGTCATGTTCTGCTAAAGAATCAAGTTCATCATCAGAAAAATTCAAGCCGCGCAATGCTACTATAAACTGTTCAGCTGCGGCATCTCTGTCTCGCATTGGAACATATTCTAAAACATTGCGCCATAACTCAGCTGCAATTTCAATTGGGTCCACCGTCATTTAAGTTAATCTCCTACTCATCGTCAGTTGGTTCGCTTTCTTCAATTACAGACTCATCAATTCCAACTATGTCTTCTTGTGTAGGTGATAGAAGCTTTTTCTTCTCAGCATACTCACCCATAATCAAATCTAAAATTGAATCTGTATTTACTAGGTACTCTTTTCGATAATATTTATGTTCATCACCTTGTAAATCAATATATTTATATCTGTTGCCTTCTTTCTCGATTAGGTTCTTCTTTTCAAATAATTCGAATAATCCCGAATATGGATCAAGACCACCAACCCATGGAATTTTAATTTCACATGTTTCAAATGGCTTATTATAACGTGTCTTCATTACCTTACAACCAACTCTGATTCCAAGTACATCGGGTACTTTATTACCTTCAGCATCTTCTTTTAATTTAAGTGGTTTTGTAGCAACTACAATCGAACTTGCAAATAAAAATCCATTTCCTCCTGATACAATATCATCAGGACTATATGGATCTTGGCTTGGATAAGTATGATTTGTACATACCATTCCTACATTATAAGCACCAAACATATTAACACAGTTAGTAACTAGTGCCTTTAATGCTTTGGCTTTTCTACCCATATCGCCCTTCATGTCGCCAGATTCAAACTGTTTAACGTCTGTTGGCGTCATTAACATACCTAAACTATCAACAACAAATAAAATTTTTGGTCTGTCTTCTTCGCTAGTTGCTTTATAGTCTGTCATAAAAGTACTGATAGTTTTAGCAACATCGTCAATCATTGACATACTAAGTTTAAGTAATTTACCTTCACTTGTATCTACATCTAACTTTTTAAGCCAATCTTCATCTAATGCATTTTCTGTATCAATCATGATCACAAAAATATTTTGTGCTTGAGCATTTTTGATAATATTACCTGAAACAATTAGACTTTTTCCTGATGCTGGTCTTCCTGCAAAGATTGTTACTTTACCAAGTGGCACACCTTTATCAAAGTGTCCAGAAATTAATTCATTTAATACAAAACTACCAGTAGAAATCCAATCTGTTGGATCATGAAAACCAATACCAAGGCCTTCAATACTTTTTGTTAATTCACGTCTAAATCTATCTACACCAAAAGGCTTTCCAGCCATAGTTATATTCTCCTAATATGAAAATGGCGTATAAGTTTCATACGCCATTCTATGTTTGCTATTAATTACTTCTTTGCGTTTGCTTGACGTTCTTTAATCATCTTAAGAATATCAGTTGCTTGAGTTGACTTAGGTGCTGTAGTAGGAGTTACCACAGGTGCAACACTGTCTTCTTGAACAGGTGCTGCTTGAGTTGTGTGAGTTGTGTGAGTTGTTGCCTTAGCAGACGATGTATCTACTGTTTCTGCAACATATGACCCACCTGGCTTAAAATACTCTCCCCACTTTTCGGGATCATACATATCGCCATTTACAGAAGCTTCGAACATTTCTTTAATGATCTTTACTTCTTTGTCACTTGGTTTCTTAGGTAAACCATCCGATAAATCAAATAATCCATATTGTTCAATAGCTGCACGTTCTTTATCAGTTAGTGCTGATTCTTTTCTGGACCATTTGCTTGTATTGTAATCAGAATAACCACCCTTACCAGCTGTCTTATTAATACGGAAATCTAATCCGTGATTAAAATCTGTTGGTAATTCTTCTAATTCAGGATCAAGTAGTGCCGCCTTAATAAGTGAAAAAAGCTGCGGGCTGATGATAAACCGTCTAACTAGATTCTCAGGTGTTTCTTCCTCAATTGGATTCTCACGTACAAACCCTTGCATCAAATAAGTACGCTTCTTCCAATACTTACCAGCTTGTTCCTTTAATGAAGCATCCTTGTACCAAGGACGAACTTCTGTTAGTACAGGGCAAGTTTCTCCCCACATTTCCATACATGGAACTTTTACATATGCTGTCTTTGCTTCAGAAGCACCTTTTACTGATGGGAATGAAAGATTAATTAATGCACGTTCTACCCAAAAGAATGAATTCTTTGTATTCTTGTCAGGTAAAAACCTTAGTAAGCACGATTCATTCTCATTGATATTCCAATGCGGATAAAGTTGCTTATCTCCAAAACCTTTTTTGTCTGATTTATTGTCTTGCGCTTGAAGTTTAGCGCGGATTTCTGCGAGTGTCGCCATAATAATTATATTCCTTTATTTCACTGTCTACAAAGATAATTTCTGTAGCAAATGTATTTATCATTTAATTAATTATAACATGGATTTTCTTTAAAACCTAATCTATTTGGCATAAATAAGTATGGTGGGTGGAAGTAATATATTCGACGTATGTTACTTCAAAACTGCATATGAAAACAGTTTATGCACCCAGAAGTATTTATACATATGAAACTAAGATACAAATATCGAATATATCCAAATGACAATCAAATAACTCAACTTCGTAAATCGATGGGCTCAACTAGATGGATTTGGAATTATATGCTTAATCAAAATAACATTGAGTATGCATCAACTAAGAAATTTATTTGGTATTATGATATGGCTATGCAATTACCAGAATTGAAAATTGCTTATCCATGGTTAAAAGAAACCACTGCTCAAGTTCTACAACAATCATTGAAGGAACTAGATGGCGCATTGAAACATGTTAAGATAAGAGCTTATCCAAAATTCAAAAAGAAAGGCAGCGAATCAGGAATTAGATATGTTCAACATGTCAAATTTACAGATAAGAAAGTTTATCTACCAAAAATTGGGTGGATTAATATAATATTTGACAGATCATTGCCAATTAATCATTCGTCAGTTACAGTTACATGTGATGTAGACAGATGGTTCATATCAGTTGTGTGTGAAGTTGAAGATCAACAACAAGTTCTAATTGATCGAGATAATTGCGTTGGTATAGATCTTGGAATCAAAGCATTTGCAGTAACAAGTGACCAAGAGATAATTCCAAGTCCAAAATTTCTTAAGCAATCACTCAATAAGTTGAAGTGGAAACAACGAAAATTATCACATAGAAAAATTGGGTCAAATAACAGAAACAAAGAACGTATCAAAGTAGCAAAATTACATCGCAAAATTCGTAATCAAAGATTGAATTTTTTGCATCAGACAAGTAGGAGATTAGTTAATATATATGATTTGATTTGTTGTGAAGATCTGAAAACCAAGGATCTGTTGAAGAGGAAAAATAGAGCAATGAACCGAGCAATAAGTGATCAGGGATGGAGCATGTTTCTAAATATGCTCAAATACAAGTGCCAATTATATGGCAAGCATTTCAGTCAAGTTAGCCAATGGGCTGCATCTACCAAAACATGTCATGTATGTAATCATAAACATACTGGATTTGGTCTGGGTATAAGAATTTGGATATGTTCAAATTGCAAAGCAACTCTTGACCGAGACCTAAATGCCGCACAAAATATTGCCTTTTGGGGTCCATTAATTATTGACAATTCGTTGTTCAAAAATACTGTAGGAACTACAGAAATCGAAGCCTGTGGAGATGTCCCGTTGACATCTATGAAGCAGGAATCTATGCCTCAATCGGCATAGTAGTTCATTTAGTCTATATAATTATTATAGCGGATTTAATGATAAAAACCTAATATTTTAATAGAAATTTCATCCTACTAAATTCTTCATTGAATAAGTTGTTTGTGTCTTCTTCTGTATGTGGATATTCTTCACCACCATATTCAGTTTCTCCAGCACAATCTTTGCACTTATTATCTGGATCTTCGTCTGATCGCTTGGCATAAAATGATTCTGATGGATCATGGTCGGCGTCAAAGAAAGCAC